GAGATTGGAGCCAATCCACAGTCTGCGCAATGCAACCGTCTTCGTCGCATCTGTGACACGCAACAGCGAGACGGCGAAGGTGGCGTAGTAGTGCGCGGTTTCGTAGGTGGAAGTCGAACCGCCCTTGCCGCCCTGCTCTTCCGACGTGATGACTTCGCGGTATTTGTCGCCTTCCAGCCATACCACGTTGCCGAGAACCGGCACGGTTCCGTATGCCCTGCCAAGCGGAGCGCCAAGCGTGGATGTCTGGAAGCTGAGATCGTCGAGACGCGGGCCGACGACGGTCGGGCCTTTCGGCGGGTCGATCATGCCGCCGATCATGCCGCCGATAGAAGCGCCAAGGGCGACGTTGCCGCCAGCGAAGAACCCGACTGCTGCCCCAATGACGGTGCCGGCTATCTGGCCGAACGATTTACTCGCCATTGACTAGCTCCCGGAAGCGATAAACGCGCACGACACGGCGCTGCCATTCGGCGTCGAAGTCGTGTTCGCAAACCTTGCGGGCGACAGCCCAGGCGTGAATCATGGTTTTTCCGGCGACGATGCCGAGGTGCGATGGGGCTTTGTCAGCCTCAAATTTCATCAGTACGAAATCGCCGGCCCGCGGCTTTTCACGGACACGCACCAGCGCCGGCTGCTCATCGAGCGCGGCTTCCAGGAGGCTGCCATTCGGGCGGCGGCTATAGCCGTCCTGATCGGTAACCGGCTGGCCGAGCGTGGTGCAGACGTGGAGGAGCAGGCCGGCGCAATCTAGTTTCGATCCAACCACCCTGCCCTGATGCCCGAACGGCGTACCGAGCGCTACACGTGCGGCGGCGATGATGTCTTCTGGCGTCATGGCGTCGTACCGCCGACCGAGCGGTAGGTCGAGCCGACCGGCACGTAGAGGTCGCCACCGAAGCGCGGAACGTTGTTGTGACGCTGGCAATCGACCAGCCGCTTGCGGCAACCAGGCACCGCCGAGTAGGTGACGCCCGCCGTGACTGGGTAATATGGTGGATCGTAAAGCGTGAATACGCCTGCTGCGAAATCCCGAATCTTGATCGCCCGCAGGCCGACGTTCTGGCCGCTGGTGAATGTCACCCAGCCCCAGCCGAAATGATCGGCAGCTTCTGCCCTTGAACTATCGGTGAATGACAAGGTTGATCCGACTGTAGTAATCGTGCCGGTGACGGTGATCGGCCCGAGCGCGACCTTGCAGCCGCCGTATTCCTGCCCGCCGAAATCGTTCGGACACTGCGCCGTATGCGTCCAGTCGACCGTCTGATTCAGCTTGTCGACGATGCTCATGTCTTCAATCGTGAAGCGATCATCGTTCAGCGTCGTCTTGCCGAGCGTCGATTTCATCAGCGGCTCGTAATCTTCGACCGGGTTCAGGAAGTCAGTAGCGAACAGGTAGCACGCTGCCCCGTCAAACAGGCCAGAGGAGATCTGGGAGCGGGTGACACCGCCCGTCGTGATGAATCCTTCGAGGTCGATGGCCGAAGCCGCGAACGATGTTTCGACGATGACCGATGAAAAGTCATAGCCGGAGGCGGACAGATAGATCGTCGCGTTGCTCATTTTCAGATCAAACGGATAGCGGGTCAGGCGGAAGGTCGTGCCATTGGCGCAAACGATACGCAGGCAGATAACGCGGGTTTCGTAATTGGCGACGGTAGCCTTCATGGGTTCAAAATCTCAATGAGTTCAATTCCGTCAGCATTCCGATGGGTCGGGTAATCCTGACCAATGACCAGCGAGCCATTGAAGCGAACCGGCCAGTCGAACTCAAAACCACAAGTAACGGATTCTCCGGTTTGTGGTGCCGTATTCGTATTCCCGCCGCTTGTATATACGCTGAATGCTGATGTATTGATTGCTACCGTGATCGTCGTCGCGTCATAGCTTGTAATCAATCCGCGCAGCCCGTTAATTTGTGTCATTCCCAAAACACCCTTGAACCCGACTGACATTCCGGTTACATAGGTATGTGCGCCAAGCGTGACAACTGCACTTGAAGCCTTGGAAATCCCAGTGATTGCATGGGCATTATCAGTGGGTAGAGTAATTCTTCCTGTCGTTGTATTGACCGTCCAATACAGAGAATTTATCTCAGTCGTTCCGATTCCAAGTTTGACCGAGCCGGAAACTGGCTTATGAATCACGCGGTACGGATAGCCAGCCGATCCGGCGGTTCCGTTTGTTCCGTATTGCTTGATGACTTGATAAACAGACCCAGCCGCAACAACTAGAAGCGGCTGATCGAATGCGGTCGGCGTACCTATGCTTCCGTTACTGGAAAACTCGTCATAGCAACGAATGCGGAACCCTGCATATTGCCCATGCGCCCGGTGATACAAGGCCAGGATGTAGTTGAACGTTTCAGACTTTTCCAGCAATTGCGAGATGTCGAAAGTGCGCGCAGGGAAAGGGTGAATCAGCGAACGGTATTCGCTGCCGCCTGATGTCGTTACGATATTGACGGCGTACTGCTCCGCAAACGACGCGCCTATCTTGATTTTCTGGTGGTCAAGGCGTTCTTCGAGGAAATCAGCCATATCGACGCGCTCCATTTGCTACGCCAAGCACTGAGCGAGCGCCAGATGCCGCGGCACGCCTTATTTCTGCCTTGTCGGTTCCGGCGCCTGCGTTTATCGTCTGATGGATGGTCATTCCCCCGCCACCGGACATATGGACGCCTAGCTTTCCGTTGCTCATGCGCTTTAGTGGCAATGCGCCTTCCGGCCCGGCTTCTCCGGCAACGCCAAATGTTCCACCCATCGCAAACATGGTCGGCTGCGTCAGGATTCGCCCGTTTCCGAATGCGCCGCCATTGGCAAATTTCTTGACGGTTTCACCGCCATTAAAAGCATTGCCGTCTGCGTTAAATACGGCTTTTGATAGCCAATCAAGCGCCGAACCTGCAAGCCCGGAAACCTTGCCCGTATTTCCCATGTCGCCGAACAGGATATTCATCAGTTGCGCTGAACCGGCTTGGACGATCATCTTCTGTATCGTCTTGCCGAACGATTCGACCAGCGAATCCATGCCGTCCTTGGTCGGATTAAGGAATAGGTCGGCCATTGCATCCTGCATGTTGCGTGCGGCTTGCTTGGTGAATTCGTCGAGTTCTTTTCCTGTTTCCTCTGCCTTCTTCGGCAGGCCGTCGAGTTTGTCCTGTGCAGCAAAGACAGCCCGCGCATAGACATCCCAACTGATCGCGCCTTCGTCCAATAGTCCATTTAGCTTAACGATCTGTGCCGCTAGGTTTTCTTCCGGCGTGCGCATTGATTCTGAAACCCGCTTTCCTTCTTCCATCGCCTTGGCATGATCGCGGAATTTCTCTGCTGCCTGCTCTGCTGCGCGGGCAGATTCGAATTGCGCAAAGGCAGTTTGCTTCCACGATTCCGGCATGTTCGCCCACTGTGGCGAAGCCATCAGGTCATGCAGCTTTGCCTGGCTTGCGGTCAGGTCTAACGTTGATTTTTGAGCAGATGCCGTTATATCGGCAAAGCCTTTCATTGCCTGCTCATAGGCTTTGGCTTCGTCGGATTCTTTGACCGCAACCGATCTGCCGCCGCCTGATTTCTTTCCAGACGATCCGCCGCCAATTCCAGATGATTTTGGTTTGCTTGTCGGCAATCCTTCCGACAAGGCGCCTAGATCATTGTTATATTTGTTCCGGTTGAGAACGCGCTGCTCTGCCTTATCCAATTCTCCACGTGCCTGTGCCGCGTCTTCCTTGCGCATCTGACGAATCTGGTTTGCAGCGGAGAAATTAAGAGACAGCAGAGCTTGCGTGTGTGCAGCAAACGCGCCCATCTCCTGACCTAGCTGAACCAGCACGAACTTGACGTTCATGCCGAGAATGGCGACGGTTTCAAATACCGTTTTCAGGCCATTCTGTGCCGATGCCAATACGCCGGTTTCGCGCGCTGCATCGCTGCTTGCTGAGTTCATTGCATTCAGCAACGAAATCATGTCGGCAATGGCGCCGGTAGCAAGCTTGACGCTATCGAAGATCAACCCGCCGGCATTGTTGTTGTTGATCGTGCGGAACAGTTCGTCCCACGAATCACCGAGGTTAGAGATTGCGCCGTCTAGCGTCTTGGCGCGTTCTGACATAGCACCGGCAAAGTTGTTGTTGCCAATGTCGGTCAGGTATTTGCTGATTTCTTCGGCGCTGTTTTTTACTGTCGTCGTGACACCCTGGAACGTCAGTGAAATATCATCGCCGTTCTTCTTCGCCTTGATGCCAAACTCTTTCAGTCGTTCAAATTCGCCCGTAGAAGCATCAGCAACCGCTTCGATCATCTGATTAAGCGACTTTCCCATCGCCGATGCAGTGTTGCCAAATGACACAAGCGAAGGCTTGGACGCATCAAGGCCAAGAGTTTTCAGCTTGATGAATGCCTGGGTAACTTCGGTCAGGGAGAACGGGGTTTCAGCGGCAAACGACTTGATCCATTGCAGTTCGTTCTCTGCTTTGGCAGACGACCCGGTGATCGTGATAAGTGCTGAATTTAGTACGTCGAATTCGCGCTGAACGGAAACAAGTTTCCCGGCGAATTGAGCGATAGAGAAGCCGGCGAATAGACCGCCAGCAACTTTTGACAGCGACGCGAAAGCCGCCGACATGCTGCCAGCGTTCTTTTCTGTGCTATTGGCTTCCCGGTTGAACTTGTCTAGTTCAGTGGTTGCCTTGCGAATACCTGACGCGGCATCCTGCGATCCGGTAGCGATTTTCTGGAAAGACGAATTATTGCCAAGTTTTCCGATTGAGCTAGAAGCGTTCTCGGATTCCTTGGCGATCTTGCCCAATGATTGCGCAGCAGGATCGAGCGACTTGAACGACTGGCCGGCACCTTTGGCCTTGTCGCCCATTGCCCGCATCTGCGCATTGACGCGATCAATCGCAGACGCCATGCCGCCCGTAGATTGCTCGGCAGACGAACCGGCGGTGGCGAGTTTTTGCAGATCGGACGCGGCTTGCTGTACGCCTTTTGTCTGTACTTCGACAATCAGCGACGTAGTGTTATCAGCCATCATTTATCCTTGTGCATTTCGCGTAACGCTTCGTCTTCCATGACGCGGAATCCTTCAAACGCCCATTGCCGGTCGTCTATCTTTAGCAAGTCCATTACCGCCGGTAAGGCCGAGTAATCCATTCCGTAGGCACCCGAGTAGCCAACGCGCCACTGGGTTCTCATTGCATCAAACAAACGCAATACGGGCATGTTCTCAGGCCATACATCCACGCCGTCCGCTTCCCCGAAGTCAGAACGCTTCAGGCCGACCGCAGCGAGTTCCGCGTCAGTCGGCTGGTCTTCGTTGAGCTTTCGGGAAAGCGCCCTCAGTTTCCCAAGCGGGCGTCGATCAGTTCCGCCATGTAGCAGTTGAAAATTGCATGGGCAGATGCCGGATAGTTTTGCAGCAACTCGGCAACGGAATCGGCGGATAGGTCGGAATCAGCTTTCCACGATTCGACCAGTTCAAGGATGCAATCGACATCGGATTTATCCTTTGCTGAGGCTTCCTCGAAAAAGGTCTTAACCTCGTCTTTGCGCTTGTGGCGAAAGACAACCGGAAGCTCTTGCACATCGCCACCCGGCGCGCGGATTTTGACCGTGGCCGGGAAGGTCGGATTCGCTTTAATTTTGAACATCAGTAACGCACCGGCTCGGCAAGGAACGAGAACGTTGCTTCGCAGGCCATGATTTCATTGATGGTCATGGAAGGCGTCTTGTTCAGCGAGATGTAGGCGTTATAGACAATCACCGATCCATCCGGCAGCGTGGCCTTGACGGCGCGTTGCAGGCGGTCATCATTGGCTTCAGACAGCGCGATATAACCTGGCTGCGTGGCATCGTCAGCAATCGACAGGGTAAGGCCGCCAGCCGATTTAACGGTCGGGATACGCTTCTCGGCATCAGATTCGAGGAACTGGTAAGTGACGAACTGCTGTTCGCCGCCGTCAGTCTGCGAGGAAAGCACCTGCGCGACTTGCGTCCAGGTGGTGATTTCGCGCACGGTGCCAGTGCCGGAAGCCGCCGGATAGATCGAGGTCAGGGTAGTATCAATGCCGAGCAGCGGCACATCATTAGTGGCAACGGTGCCAGCCTTGACGACCTTATTGGTCAGGCGCGACCAGCCAGAAGTTACTTCGAAGAATTCGCCGGTTGCGATGCCGTGTGAAACCTCTAGCGTGGCGACGCCGGGATCTGCATTGGTGACGGCGGTCATATTCTTGGACGCGCCGTAAGCGGTGGCGATGGCGAAGGTAGTGCCGTTAGGCAGCTTCACACTGCCGAGCAATCCAAATCCCATCAGCAGTTCTTTGTTCTCTGCTGCGAACGTCGCAACGTCAAAGCCGGCGGCCTGTGCAACGCCACAAGCAAGGATGGAAAGCGCAGCAAGCGCGATCATTTGGAGCGGTTTCGATTTCATGGTTTTCTCTTTCAAAGGACGAAAAAAAAGCCGCTTACGCGACTCGATTGCGCCCTTGCGGGCATGACACAAAAAAACCAGCACTAGGCTGGTTCAGTTTGTTCTAGATGGTGCAACCTTCGTGACGCTTTCGCTTTTCAACTAGGTATGCTTCGTGTGCTTCTTTCGGGCAGTCAAATATTCCTATGTAACTGCATTTACCATTCTTCTGTATTCGTGCAACGTATCTTCCTTGGGTATGAAGATATACGACA